TCTAGAACTGGCTCTAGCAGGTTTCAGTCAGGATGAGGTAAAGGTCTACACTGAGAAGGGTTATCTGGTTATTGAGGGACAGAAGGAGAGCTCAGACGGACGGGAGTATATCCACCGCGGTCTGGCATCACGTTCCTTCACCCGTTCCTGGTCTATCTCAGAAGACACTGAAGTCTCTGATGTGAACTTTGAGAATGGTCTTCTGGTAGTAACACTGGCACGAGTTATTCCTGAGAACCGCCGCCGTCGTTATCTTATGGGAGGTGGCGACACTAAATAATCTATATCGTCGCCGCGGGAGGCACCTGGTCAGTAATCAGGTTGCTCTCCCCCTTTTTTTGCACTATAATAATAGGAGATACTGTCTGAATATGGCAACCCGTACATACAAGAAAATCGATAGTAAAGGTCGTGAGGAAACTTGGGAGTGGGAAGAAACTCCTGAAGTTGTGGCAGCAGTCAAACAACTTCATGCCACTATCGCACTGAACAAACTGAGACTCGAAGAACTAAAATGACTGTAAAAGTAGTACTACTCAAATCAGGTGAAGATATCATCGCTGATGTTGAGGAAATGATTGTAGGTGAACCAGCAAGAGTGGTTGGATACTTCTTCAACTATCCTTGTTCTGTAAAACTTCTAGGTAATGAACCTGTGAAGGATAGAAAGAGTTCTCCCTTCAAGCTTCGTATCACACCATGGGCACCACTTTCTAAGGATCAGAAGATTCCTGTGGTGTCTGATTGGGTTGTCAGTATTATGGAACCCATTGATGATCTTCTAGATATGTACACAACAAGTATTAAAGACTATGAACAAAGACAATCTCAAACTACTGGTTCTGCCGACGAATCAGATTCTACTGACTCAGATTGAAGAAGCTGGTGGTGATATCGGTGAACCTGATTGTAGGTTGGTTGAACCATTTCTGGTGAATGATGATGGAACCCTGGCTCCATGGTTAGTTTCTCTTACCAATCAGAACTCATTCATGATTCATTCTGATAAGATCTTGACTATCGTGGAACCCAATGGTACACTAGTAGATAAGTACAGCGACCTGGTGAAGGAATGAACTTTTACGCCAATGTGATTATGGTTGGAAATGATTTCCTCGTTCGTGGTTATGAAAATGGCAAAAGAGTTCAATACAGAGAAAAGTTCCAACCCACCTTGTTTGTTAAATCAAACAGGGAGAGTGAGTGGAAGACATTGGAAGGTGAGAACGTAGAACCCATTCAACCTGGGTATGTTCGTGATTGCCGTGAGTTCTACAAAAAGTATGATGGTGTAGATGGTTTTAAGATCTATGGAAATGATCGATATATCTATCAGTATATGTCTGAGAAGTTTCCACAAGATGAGATCAAGTGGGACATGTCCAAGATTAAACTTGTTACTATTGACATTGAGGTGAAGTCAGAAGCTGGATTCCCCTCACCAGACTCTTGTTCAGAGGAGATGCTAACCATCTCTATTCAGGATTACAATACTAAGGAGATTCTTACTTGGGGACGTAAACCTTATACTCCATCACAAAAGAATGTCACATACTTCCACCATGAAGAAGAAGTGGATATGTTGAGAGCATTCATCAATTGGTGGAATCAAGATCCCCCAGAGGTTATTACTGGATGGAACTGTAGGTTATATGATATCCCGTATCTGTGTGGTCGTGTGGATAGGATAATGGGAACCAAAGAGATGAAGAGATTATCTCCTTGGAATATCATTCAACATGATGAGGTATACATCAATGGTAGACCACACAATATATACAATATCGCAGGTGTAACCACACTTGACTTTATGGATCTCTATAAGAAGTTTACCTATGTGAACCGTGAGTCATATCGATTAGACTTTATTGCAGAGACAGAACTTGGACAGAAGAAGTTGGATCACTCAGAGTTCAACACCTTTAAGGATTTCTACAATGGTGACTGGAAGAAGTTTGTAGACTACAACATCGTTGACGTGGAGTTGGTTGATAGGATGGAGGATAAACTTCGTCTGATTGAACTAGTGATTACTATGGCATTTGATGCTAAGGTAAACTTTGTTGATCCTATGTTTCAGGTTAGACTATGGGATACAATCATCTATAACTATCTAAAGAAGAGGAATATTGTAGTTCCTCAAATGGATAGAACAGACAAAGATTCAAAGTTCGCAGGTGCATATGTTAAAGAACCGGTACCGGGAGTCTATGATTGGGTTGTCAGTTTTGACCTTAACTCTCTCTATCCTCATCTTATCATGCAGTATAACATCTCCCCAGAAACTCTCTTGGACGAAAAACATCCAACGGCCACAGTTGATCGAATTCTTGATGAGACGGTGAACTTTGAAATGTATAAAGACAATGCAGTTTGTGCCAATGGTGCAATGTATCGTAAGGATGTAAAAGGTTTCCTACCTGAGTTGATGGAGAAGATGTATGCTGAACGTAAGGCATTCAAGGGTAAGATGTTGAAGAGTAAACAGAAACTCGTTGACATTGAAGCTGAGATGAAGAAGAGAGGTTTGTGATGGAATTACCAGAGATCATTAGAAAAAATGGTTTTGCTTGTTTTGGTAGTTTGAATGCTTCTGAGAGAGCAGTCATTTTAATGGGTGATGATGAATATCGTAAATCACTAGACCTTGATAATGATGATGCTCTCTGTTGGAAGATTCCAAGTAAGGAATCGACAACATTTGTTGGATGGAATCCCCAATGTATTCCAACAATTGATTACATAGTATGGAAACTAGAACGCCTTGAAAAAATTACTACAGGAGAAATTCACTAATGGCATTATCTAATTCAGTTGAAGAGTCACTTAAAGAAGCATCTGGACATTTACGCAACGCATTATCATTTGCTGCTAGACAAGAGAGACCTGTTGTTTGTGTACAAATTTCTAAGTTGATTAGTGATATTGAAAACATCGGTTCTTTTGATAATATTCTTGATACACTCGACAACACAATTGCGGAGATGGAAGACTAATGGATTACAAAACTTCTGGCGTTGATATTGAAAAGGGAAAAGCATTCGTAGAACATCTTAAAATTATGGCACCTAAAATTGGTGGATTTAATGGAATGTATCCCCTTCCAAAAGGATATGAAAGACCGGTTTTAGTATCTGGTTCTGATGGCGTCGGAACTAAGATGAATATCTGCAGGATTGCCTTTGACTACACTACTATTGGAATTGATTTAGTTGCAATGTGTGTTAATGATGTAATCTGTAGTGGTGCTAAACCATTATATTTTTTAGATTATATCTCTACTAAGAGTATAAACTCTAGTGTCAATGAGATTGTATCTGGAATTGTCAAAGGATGTGAGATTTCTGGAATGGACCTTCTGGGTGGAGAGACTGCAGAACATTTCAGACAATCAGACTATGACCTTGCTGGTTTCTGTACTGGTATTGTAGAGAAATATGAGATTGTTAATGGTAGTAGCATCCGAGCTGGTGATGTAATTATTGGTATTGAGAGTAGTGGTCTTCATAGTAATGGATATACTCTTATCAATGATATGTTGTGGAGGAATAAAATCTTTTATAAGGATATGCCCGAGTTGTTAACACCAACTACAATCTACTCTCCTGTAGTTCAAAAACTATTGGATGAAGTTCCTATTCTAGGTATGGCACACATCACAGGTGGTGGTATTCCAGAGAATCTCCCTAGATGCCTCCCCAAAGAAAAAGGACTGAGTGTGAATGTTGATTACAATTCTTGGGAAAGACCAGAACTCTTTGATAAGATACAGAAAGCTGGTGACATCACTGAAGAGGAGATGAGAAACGTATTCAATCTTGGTATCGGGTTCTGTTTGATTGTCCCACCTGATGTGGTAGAATACACTCAAACACTAATAGGTATGAAGTCCTGGGTCATCGGAGTAGTGGAATGAAGTTCAAAGCATTAGTATTCATCCGTCTGAGATCACAGGTTGATGACTCACCAGGTAATGCTGTGAGAGATGCCTGTAAGAGATTGTCTGAACTCAATATTAGGAAACTTAGATTGGGTAAGGTAGTTGATGTTTGGTTGGAGGCAGAGACTAGAGAGTATGCTGAGAAAGAACTCGAAATGCTATCGGATAGATTTCTTGCTAATAAAGTTATGGAAGACTGGGATTATGAACTAACTGAGATTGAAAACTTTCCTAAAGGTATTGAGAAATAATGGGATATCTAATCGGTGGTGCTGGTGAAGGTGTAGAAGAGGAGATCGTACAATCCAGTAAAGACTATTCTAAACTGTCTGATAGAGAACTTCTAAGTCTCAGGGATCAGACAGTAAAAGATGTTGCTAAGTTCAACAACTTCCAGATGGTGAGAAAGATTTGTTTGAACTCAGCCTATGGTGCGGTTGGTAATCAATATTTCAGATACTTCAAACTTGCAAATGCAGAAGCTATCACTTTGTCAGGTCAAACATCTATCAGGTGGATTGAGGATAGGTTGAACAAGTATCTGAATGAACTTCTACAGACTGAGAGTGATTATGTTATTGCTGTTGATACTGATTCTGTATATCTAAATCTTGGTCCTCTTGTTGATAAGTTCCTAGCAAAACAAAAGGATGATAAGGAGAAGGTGGTGAACCTTTTGGACAAGGTTTGTCGGGATAAGTTGGAACCTTTCATTGATGGGTGTTATGTGAAGTTGGCTGACTATGCGAATGCATACGATCAGAAGATGCAAATGAAACGTGAGAACATTGCTGATCGTGGTATCTGGACCGCTAAGAAAAGATATATCCTTAATGTTTGGGATAGTGAAGGTGTTCGTTATGAAGAACCCAAACTCAAGATCATGGGAATTGAGGCTGTCAAATCATCCACACCTGCACCCTGTAGGAAGATGATTAAGGATGGTCTTAAAGTGATGATGGAAGGAACTGAAGATGAGATGATTAAGTTCATCGATCAGGCCAGGATCAAGTTTAACAAACTATCAGTAGCTGAGCTGTCATTTCCCCGTTCTATTTCTGATGTAAATAAACATAAGAGCCACACAACCATCTATGGAAAGGGTTGTCCTATCCATGTGAGAGGTTCACTACTTCATAACCACTACATCAAAGAGAGAGGTTTGGATAACAAGTATTCTCTTATCAATAATGGTGATAAGATTAAGTTTGTTTATCTTAAAAAAGCCAATCCTATTCGTGAGAATGTGATTTCATTCTTGAATGATTTTCCGTATGAACTCGGACTTGATAAGTATATTGATTATGAGTTACAATTCAACAAAGCCTTCCTTGAACCTGTAAAGGTCATTCTTGATTCCATTGGATGGAATGTTGAAAAAGTTGCAAACCTAGAGTTATTTTTTAGTTAATGGATTTCCTTAAAGAGATTGTAAAAGAGATTGGAGATGAGTACACCCAACTGGCAGCCGACATCGACGAAACCGAAACTTACGTGGACACGGGTTCGTACATTTTTAACGGACTCGTTTCAGGTAGTATATTTGGTGGCGTATCTGGGAATAAGATTACTGCCATTGCTGGTGAGTCTTCTACTGGAAAGACTTTTTTTAGTCTGGCAGTCGTCAAAAACTTTCTTGATTCTAACCCTGGTGGTTATTGTTTATATTTTGACACTGAAGCCGCTGTTAACAAGTCTCTTCTCACAAGTAGGGGGATTGACTTAGAACGTTTCGTTGTAGTGAATGTAGTTACTGTTGAACAGTTCAGACAGAAGGCACTACAAGCTGTTGATATCTACCTCAAAACACCAGAGGAAGATAGAAAACCCTGTATGTTTGTGTTAGACTCCCTGGGTATGTTATCTACAGAGAAAGAGATTCGTGATGCTCTTGATGATAAACAGGTTCGGGACATGACTAAATCACAGTTAGTCAAAGGAGCCTTTAGAATGTTGACCCTGAAGTTGGGACAGGCTAA